AATTACACCGTGACTGTTGGTGGTGGTGGAGCTGGTGGTGCAGGCCCCGGCAATAGCAACGGCACAGCAGGTTCAAATTCAGTATTTAGCACGATTACGTCTAACGGCGGCGGTGGCGGCGGTGCTTACAATAACGCTGGCGCATCGGGGGGTTCAGGGGGCGGCGGCGGTAATCTACAACCTGGCGGTGCAGGGAATACGCCTAACACAAGTCCATCACAAGGTAGTGCTGGAGGTGCTGGTTCTGCTAGTACAGATGCTGGTGGTGGTGGCGGCGGTGGTGCTTTTGCTGTTGGTACTGCTTGCGTTGGCACTTATGCGTCTAGCTTTGGCGGCGTTGGAGGCGCAGGTTTACTATCAACTATTACAGGCTCGCCAGGCACGACCTATGCTGGCGGTGGCGGCGGTGGCGGCACTTCTGGGGGTAATACTAGCCCTAATTTTGGAGCTGGTGGTCTTGGAGGCGGGGGCGCTGGAGATGGTTCGTCAGGCACAGCAAATTTAGGCGGCGGTGGCGGTGCTAATTCGGCAACAGGCGGCGACGGTGGCGGCGGCGGTTCCGGCATAGTTATTCTTAAATATTCAAGCACTTTAACCATCAGTAATCCAGGTGGTGGTTTAACACTTTCAACGGCAACTTCTGGTTCTTTTAAAATAACTTCAGTCACAGCCGGCACAGGCAATGTTTCATGGTCGTAAATAATCTTTTCCCTACGCCTGTTGCGTTTTTTAAGTTTGGTCGTGATCTGACTGAAGCTGAATTAGAGTTTATTAAAGGTCAGGAGCATTACGCTAACGAAGGTAATACGACTAGCAAGGATCGCAAGATTCTAAAGAGCAAAGAACTTACTGAGCTGCGTGATTTTATTGAAGATTCAATGTTGGAATACTTTAAGGCAATACACGCACCGAAGTTTGATGTGAGTCTGTATTTAACGCAGAGTTGGGCTAACTATACGGAAGCTGGACAGTTTCATCATAAACATTCGCATCCAAATAGTTTGGTTAGTGGTGTGTTTTATTCACAGGCTAATAGAGAAGTAGATAAGATTTACTTTTACAAAGATGGCTACGAACGGATTAAGGTTCCTGCTGCTGAGTTTAACCCTTACAATTCTGAGTCATGGTGGTTTCCTGTTGGTGCGGGTGATTTGATTCTATTCCCATCGCACTTAACGCATATGGTACAGACTAAAGAAGATGACAATACTCGCATTAGCATAGCGTTTAATACGTTTGTTAAAGGTCATATAGGATCGGATGAAAGTCTGACAGGTTTGAATTTGAGGGAAGAATAAAATGGCTCACTACGCATTTTTAGATGAAAACAATATCGTTACTGAAGTTATTGTCGGCAAAGACGAGGGCGAAGATGGTATAGATTGGGAAGTTTGGTATGGTGACTTTCGTGGTCAAGTATGTAAGCGTACAAGTTACAACACAATAGCTGGCATTCATAAAAATGGCGGAACTCCATTTCGTAAGAACTATGCTGGTATTGGATACACTTATTGCGCAGACATAGATGCGTTTGTGCCTCCGCAACCGTTCTCAAGTTGGACACTAGACACTAATGCTCAATGGCAAGCACCAGTAGCTATGCCTACTGATGGCGGCGTATATTCGTGGGATGAAGCCACAACTTCATGGGTTTTAAATGACGCCTGAGTTGCAAAAGTATTACGAAGATAGATTCTCTATGATGGCCACCAAAGGGTGGAACGATCTAGTAGAAGATATTGACGAAATGGTAAACGCATTGAATAATCTTTCTGCTGTTGAAGACGAAAAAAGTTTACAATTCAAGAAGGGCGAGCTTTCTATCTTGCTATGGCTGAAAAACTTGCGACAAGTCAGCTCAGATGCTTATGAGGATTTAAATGCGCCGAATGTATGAATTTGCCTGTGAAAATGGGCATCGTATTGAAAAGTTGACTAGTTATGAGCTGGTTCAAGTTCAATGCGAATGCGGTGGTAACGCCCACCGTGTAGTATCCGCTCCATCGTTTAAATTGGAGGGTTGGTCAGGAGCATTCCCGACCGCCGCAGCCCAATTTGACCGTAGGCATCGAGAAAAACTCGCTGCGGAGCAAAAAGCGAACAGATAACCAGATTCTGGCCTGTTTATTATTATCCTGGGAACCAAAAGATGGCAGGAAAAGGAAACCTAATATGTTAGTTGATCCAGAAAATGAGTTGCCTTCTGAGTTAGAGACAGAAGAAGCCAAGCTAGAATCTACGATTGGTAATGACAAACCAGACCTTCCTGAAAGGTATCGGAATAAGTCTCTTGAAGACGTTATGAAGATGCACCAAGAAGCGGAAAAAGTCATTGGACGCCAAGCGCAAGAAGTCGGCGAAGTGCGGAAACTGGCTGATGAACTGATTAAGCAAAACCTCAATTCCAGACAGCAACCTATTGCAGAGGAAGAGCAGGAAGTGGACTTCTACGAAGACCCACAAAAGGCAGTTCGTAATACGATTGATAAGCACCCTGACATTATTGAAGCTCGCAAGGCTGCAATGGAGTTGAGAGCGCTACAGACTCAGCAAAAGTTAGCACAAGCACACCCTGATTTTGAACAAGTCGTTCGCGATGATGGGTTTGTGAATTGGGTTAAATCGTCAAATATCCGCTTGGATTTATTCAAGCGCGCTGATGCAGAGTTTGATTTTGATTCGGCTAACGAATTGCTGTCCACCTATAAAGAGTTGCGTGGTATTCAGACGAAGCAAGCGAACCAACAAGCATCAACGGATCGCCAGAAAACGATGAAATCTGTACAAGTCGATAGCGGTGGAAGCGGTGAGAGTTCGAAAAGAGTTTACCGTCGTGCTGACCTAATTCGGCTAAAAATGAACGATCCAGCCCGATATGACGCATTGTCTGATGAGATTATGGCGGCGTATCAAGAGGGCAGGGTTAAATAAAACTTTTGATCTAGGAGTAATAACATGGCAAATGCAGCATTTTCACCAACCAATAGCGTAACCGTATCGAGCGCCGGTACCTTCGTTCCAGAAATTTGGAGTGACGAGATTGTTGCCGCTTATAAGAAGAACCTCGTTCTGGCCAATCTGGTCATGAAGATGAACTTCCGTGGCAAAAAAGGTGATGTGATCCACATCCCAGCACCGACTCGCGGCACAGCTAACGCTAAAGCGGCAACTGATGCAGTGACTTTGATCGCTGCCAGCAACACCGAAGTACAAGTATCGATCGACAAGCACTATGAGTACAGCCGTTTGATCGAGGACATCGCTGAGATTCAAGCGCTGAACTCAATGCGTCAGTTCTACACTGCCGACGCTGGCTACGCTTTGGCTCGTCGCGTTGATACCGATCTGGTTCAACTCGGTCGCGCATTTAACGGCGCAACAGTTGGCACCGACGACTATGCAACTAGCAACACAACTACTAAAGCCTTTATCGGTTCGAACGGTACAACTGCATACAACTCAACATCGTCTAATGCAGCCGCTCTGACTGATGCAGCTATCCGTCGCACAATCCAGCGTTTGGATGACAACGACACACCAATGGATGGCCGTTTCTTCCTGATCCCTCCTTCAAGCCGCAACACATTGATGGGTCTGGCTCGTTACACTGAGCAAGCATTCGTCGGTGATGGCAATGCAATCCGCAACGGCGAAATCGGCAACCTGTACGGTATCCCTGTGTTTGTTTCGTCAAACGCTGATACTGGTGCTGGTAACAGCGCTACAGACCGTATCTGCTTGATGGGTCACAAGGATGCAATGGTTCTGGTTGAGCAGTTGAGCGTTCGTTCGCAGACTCAGTACAAGCAGGAATACCTCGGTACCCTGTTTACTGCTGACACGATCTATGGTGTTAAAGCCATGCGTGCTGCGGCAACTGTCGGCGCAGCTCTTTCGTCTTCGGCATTTGCCTTGGCCGTACCTGCCTAATTAAACTCCCCACCTTCGGGTGGGGGTTTTTAACCTAATTAGGAGAAATACTATGGCAACAGCATCCGCAGTAACTGTACGTGCAGGTAACGATCAATTTCGTGGCCTGTTTTCTGATACGTGGCTCGTTAGGGCTACTCTTGACGCTGGCTCGTTAGTAGATGGCGCTGGCGAAACCGATGACATAACCATCCCAGGCGTTGCCTTGGGTGATATGGTTCTTGGCGCATCGTTAGGCGTGGATTTAGTGGGTTTGACTGTTACTGGTTACGTTAGCGCAGCCAACACCGTTAATTTCCGCATCCAAAATGAGTCAGGCTCAACTGTTGACTTAGCATCGTCAACTTTGCGCATCGTTGTAGCACGTTCATTAGCATAAGACTCAGGGGCTTCGGCCCCTGATTTTTTAAGGGTTGTTATGGCTACATTTAGATGCCTTCAAAGTGGTCAAATGGTTACGTTTAACCAGCCCCACGATATAGATAGCATGAAAGGCCATGCCGGTTATGTGCGTATCGACGAGTCCGAAACTTTAGACGATAACGACGAACATTTGATAGTTATGCAGCCACCAGAGGCGCAAAAACGGCCTGGGAGGCCGAGAAAGATAGATAATGTCTGATATCGATTTGCGCGAATTTGGCAAGCTAGAGGCTCAAGTTGAAGTGCTTCAGGTTGAAGTTAGCGC